CAGCATCGCATCATATCTGGCGGCCAAGCATACGGGATTGTTTTTGTGCAACCGATCGAAGGCCGCGACCGTTATTTAGACTGTCATTGCAAGGTGGTCGAATAATGGCACCGCGAAAAACAAAGGCACGATTTGGAATCATTGTTGGGTTTGACAAAAAGCTTATCGATCGACTTACGCACGGACTGCCAGATGAAGTGCGAAAAGCCGCTACCGCTCACGGCTTGCCAGCAGCCGCGGCCGTAGTTGAAAAAAAGGCAAAGCAGATTGCTCCGAACGGGCGGAAGACAGGCACAAGCAATAAGCAATACGGAGAATCTAGAACGAAGTGGTACCCCTACAGGCTAAAGAATCACATTACTTCAAAAGTGCTTGACGACATGATGGGCACTGTCGTTTCCGTAATGGTTGGCCCGATGCGACCGTGGGGCAACAAAGTCAATTTTATTTCGCCAAACGTTCGAAGTACCACCGGAAATACAAAGTACCAAAAGTTTTGGGGCAAAGTTCCATTTAGTCCGGCCAACAGAAACCCAAAGACTAATCGCTTCCTCGAAGACGCTTCGCACCAGACGCGACCGCAACAGATCCGGGCACTGGTAACAGCGATGCGTCGAGCGATCAAAAGGAACATGGCTCGGAGGTTTACCATTGGCTGACGCAGGGACAGCGTTTCGGGCTTTCGTAGTCGCTCAAGCAGGAGTTTCCGCATTGATCGGCGACCGAATGATTCCCGACGAACTATTGCAAAAAACAACGATGCCAGCGGTGACCTATCACCGCATAAGCACTCTGCACCACGAAAACATAAACGGCAGCAAAGCCGGGATGGCGGAGGCGATTGTTGAGGTAAGAGCATACGCAGCAAGCCGCACGGCATGTACCGCCATTTGCGAAGCTATTCGCACATGCGGAGTACTTGACATGCTTGGGGTTTACTCCGGAGTAAATTTCCGATGCGTGATGCTGGCAAGCGGCCGGAATGATTTTACCGAATCGCCAATCGATGGCACACACGAACTTCGTTACGTTTCGTCGCAGGACTACTCTTTGACCTATTTGGAGGCTGTTTAACATGCCAATCGCAGGACGTGGGGCAACCCTTTCAGGCACGACTTATACCGCAGCACTCGACATTGTCGAAATCAGCGGCGGTAGTGAGTCAATTGAAGCCCTCGACATTTCGACGCTTGGGCAAACGACTACTTTCATGCGTTACCAAGTCGGCGACATGGCCGACACGCCAGAAATCAGCGTCACAATCAATTGGACAAACACGAACCCGCCGGCAATCGGAGCCAAGGACACGTGGACGCTTACCTTTCCAAAGGAGGGAACGGCGACTACAGCACGAAGCCTAAGCGGGACCGGCTTTGTCACCGAAAAGGGCTACCCGACTTTTGTTAACAATCAGATCAGCCAGGGCACGCTGACGATCAAGCTTGATGGAGCGACAGGGCCTACCTACACATGAAAAAGCTAACCGTTGAGCTATTGCCACACGTAGCGAGCTATTCGCTAACGGGTGAAGCAATTGAATTTCCGCAGTGGGCGTTGGTCGTCAACGGATCCCATTGCGGATGGGTGCCGAAGGAGGGCAAGCACGTGTCTTTTTTTGAGCACTTTCATGAAGTGGACCGAGCCGCCATTTGTGCGGAGGTGGCGCGGATCCGCGGCGAACGAGAAAGCCGCATCGAGTCAGTACCGCCGAGCATTTTGTACCCGGAGCAAGCAGAGGAAAACGATGAGTCTAACGAAGAATGAATTGTTGGGGTTTTGCAATCGACGCTTTGACGTTGTCGACTTAGGCGACGGTGCAAAGGTGCGAATCCAAAGCCTGACGCAAGAAGAGATAGCCCGTCACAATTTGATGATGCTTGACAAGAAGGGTCAAGTATCGCAAGCGGGGTTGATGGCAGCCGAACGTCTTTACGTCGCAATGGCACTTGTGGACGATCAAGGCAATCGGCTGTTAACCGACGACGAAGCCGGAGAGCTTGCAAAGCTTGATGGCGGCGTTTTCCAAAAGATTGCACAGGCGGCAAGGCGGCTAACCGACAGGGACAGCGTAACCGTTCAGGCGATGCTGGGAAACTAACGATGAGCCCTACGCTAAGACTCGCCGGTCGAGTCTGCTTAGGGCTCGGAATTGATGATCCGGAGGCGTGGTTGGCGAACGTCTCGCAAAGAACGCTAGCGTTTTGGGAGGCTTTTTACATGCTGGAGCCGTGGGGCAGGGAGTGCGAACGCGATGCGGTTCAGTCTGCGCAATTGTCCGCACTTGGGGCAACCATAGCGGCCAGCAACGGCATAAAGCCTAAGCCGCCGTTACGGGTCGCCGACTTCATGCCAGCCAATTGGCACCAGCCGCCATCGCCAACGAACACGAACAGCATCAAGGACGCCGAGCAAGCTTTCGCGGCTAAATGGGGCAGAAAATGACAACCAGCATAACAGCCCTAAATATCCGCATCGCCGCAGACGCTTCGGAGGTGTATGAGGCGGCTAAACGCATGTCCTCGACGATGCGGAACGTTAATCAAATTATGGACGCTGCTACAACTCCGGTTGAGCGCTACCAGCAATCGCTGGCGAGACTGGAAGCGGCTTACATGAAAAATCGGATCACCACAGAGCAATACATTCGCGGCGTCCAACAGATCGGGAAAGCCTATGATGAATCGGTAGCAAAGCAAAGCAAAGCAACTAGGCAGCAAACCGAATCAAGCAACGCAATGATTTTGTCGCTTAGGCGGCTTGCTGGTGCTTATTTTGGGCTACAGACCGGAAAGCAGATCATCCAAATCGCCGCAGAAGCCGAGGCCGCTTCGGTTCAATTCGAAGTATTAACCGGATCCGCCGAAAGGGCGTCTGTTTTGATTGCAGACATGAAGCGACTTGCCCAAGCTTCGCCGTTATCGCTTCCGGCGGTTCAGCGTGGCGGTCAGTTGCTTTTGTCATTTGGCATGGAGGCCGATAAGGTTACGCAAACGCTCAAGATGCTTGCCGATGTATCGGGTGGCAATCAACAGCGGTTTGAGATTCTTTCGCTTGCGTTTGCGCAGACGACAGCGGCCGGAAGGCTGATGGGTCAAGACTTGTTGCAGATGATCAACGGCGGTTTTAACCCGCTGCTTGAAATATCCAAGACGACTGGCCGGTCAATGCTTGACCTAAAGAAAGACATGGAGGCCGGAGCCATATCGGCCCAAATGGTCGAAGATTCTTTCCGCCGCGCTACGTCGCAAGGCGGATTGTTTTTCGGCATGACCGAAAGAATGAGTAAGACGACATCCGGGGCACTTGCTCAAATGGTCGGCAACGTCACCGAAATGTCAATTGAGATCGGTTCAAGATTAACGCCAACGGTTGTCGAGCTTGCTAATTCAATATCGGAACTGGCGAAAAACATTCGAGATTCTGAATCTGCGCTGAATGGATTAGAGTTTGGGGTTAATCGAACTTATCGAACTTTCGCGTTAGCCGGTGCGATGATCGGCGAGACTTTCGAAAATGCCGAACTTCTTGGCCAGTGGATTGCAGGCACAAAAGACATTGAGTTTAACATTTCAAGAGTTAACGAGCAGTTAGACATCTATTACGGAAAGACGAAGTTAGTAAACGATTTGGACAGCCAAAAATCGGTACTACAGGAAGCAATCGAGAAGACGGAAGCAAGGCGAGCGGCCAGAGCAAAGAAAGCCGCACAGGACGCGATTGATGCTCAGGTGGTATCGATAAGCCTTGAGGCAAGGAAGCTAGACCAAGCACAAAAAGCACTTACTGTTTATTCGTCGCAGGCACAGCAGTTAATTCTACAGCGTGCCGAACTGACGTATTCCGCAGAGGAATATCAGAAGATTGTCGACAGAGCAAACGGCTTAAACGATGCTCAAGTCGAATCGCTTGCCAGCATTCGAAAGGACATTGCCGAACGGCAGAGGCAAAAGCAAGAGCAAGAAGACTTGGCAAGGCTGCAAGGGCAAGCGGCTGATGCTGCCATTCGTCATTTTGAAGAACAGCGGCGAAAACAGATGGAGATGCGATCCGCCGTCGCCAAAGGCCCAAGCGGTTTCGAGGTTGGTAGCAGCGAAGCGATGCGGTTTTTGGCCGAACAATCAAACGCACTGATTGCAGGCATCGCGGCACCGGTCGACATCCCGCCTGGGGATAAGGAAATAATCGCAGAGGCACAAAAGCAAATTGAGATCATGCGGGTGCAGGCTGAGACACAGGCCAAACTGCTTGCCGAAATGAAAGCCAACACAAAAGCCATTGTCGAAAACAAAGTCCAAAAGCTTCCAGGTAGAGGATAATGGCACACACGCTACAAGGAAAAACAATCAGCGGGAGCGTCGAGCTAGCCATAAAAAACGGCGGGCCGGTTTGGCGTCAGTCGCAGAGCTATCGAGTCGAGGCCGATAGCGACGATCCGCCATATAGCGGCATCTTACTAACGTCGGGGCTGCCGATTCCGATGACGACGTTTACCGATGACGGGCTAATGATTTGCCAGTCACTCGGGGCGGATCGCATACCGAAGCATCGGCGATTGTGGGAGGTGACAGCGGAGTTTAGTAGCGAAGTTGAGCAGTCACAGAATACGCAATTTCCCGAAGAGTGGGTGCCGGTTTACGAACTTAAAAAAGAGCGTGTTCAGGAACCGAGCTTTACCGATGCGTCGGGCAACGCGATCGTTAACTCTGCTGGGCAGACGTTTCCGCAAGGCATCATTCTTACGCGATACCTTCCGGTGTGGGAGTTCTTTCAATTTGAACCGGCATCGCTATCGGATGAGCAGATG